AGTAACGCTGACAATGTATGCCAGTTTTGCCGCCACAGAAACTTATGCCACTTTACAGCCACTAGTCGGCAGTAAGACCGTGATCACGTTGCAACCAACGTCAGGTACAGAATCAGCAACCAACCCAATCTTTACTTTGACTGGTTGCTACCTAGAGTCATTGCCAATCATCAACGCATCGCTCGGCGAGTTGTCAACCTATGACATTACGTTTATGGGTGGCGTGTTAACGATTGACGTAACCCCATAATCACGGCTCCAAGCCGACATAGGAGAAACCATGAAAATTAAGTTGCAGTTAAAGCGCACGCCTGACAGCGCACCCGAGTACTACTACACAAACCTGTTCGTCACAACAGAATGGGAACGACTTGAGCGGCGCAACGCCCAACAACTAACAACACAGCCATTGTTCAGCGATTATTGCTGTTGGATGCACACCATCCTCAAAATGAAAGGCGAACAAGTCGGCGACAACTGGCGCGACTGGGTCAAAGCCAACCCAGACATTGAAGTAATCCCAGTAGTGGACGAGTCCGACCCAAACCCTACGGACGCGGCACCTACCGTCGCCAGCTAGCAGAGATATTGGTCGCGGTCGGTTGGTGGCCTAGCGACATTGTGTTTGACGCTCGAGACATAGCAACAGTCATTAAAGTGCTTAACGACGCAAACAAAAAAAGGAAATAACGTGGCGGGAGTATCGGTAAAAGTTGAGGTAGTTGGGCTTAAAGATGCCTTAAAGACCCTAAACAAACTTGACAAATCTTTACGCCGAGAAATTACCAAAGACTACAAAAAGATTGTTCAGCCCGTAATTGACGACGCTAACAAACTTGTGCCTACAGGCGCTCCGCTGTCTGGCATGACACGCAACTGGCAAACCCGATCAGGGTTTTTAATGTTGCCGTGGATACCAGGCTACAAACAGAAAATTATTGCCAAGATCAACACTCGAGCCATCAGGGAGTATGGCGGTCGTACAACCAACGTGGGCACCTTTGGCATTCAATGGAAGGGCGCCACCGGCTCAATGTTTGACACGTCTAAGGCTGGCGCGCTAGGCGTGGCGCTATCTGCACGTTATGGCAACCCATCACGAGTAATGTGGAAAGCGTACGAGCAACGCCAAAACGATGTCATGTCCGAGATGGAGCGATTGGTTAAGCGCGTCATGGATGAAGCAAACAGAGAGATCGCATAATGGCAATCAACATTCCTATCGTTTCAGAGTTTGACGGCAAAGGCATTAAAAAGGCTATTGCCCAATTCAAGCAACTAGAAACAAAAGGGCAAAAAGCACAGTTTGCGTTAAAAAAGGCTGCGTTGCCGGCGACAGCGGCGCTTGCAGGATTGGCAGCTGCCGCAGGCCCAGCGATTTCGGCTGCATCCGATCTTGGCGAAAACCTGTCAAAAGTAAATGTAATTTTTGGTGAAGGCGCCGCCGAAGTAGAAAAGTTTGCGGAGAGTGCAGCTAAAAGTTTAGGTCAGTCAAAAAATGCTGTACTAACCGCAGCAGGCACCTTTGGCACGTTTGGCAAAGCAGCAGGTCTAAGCGGCAAAGACCTGGCTGGATTTAGTAACGATTTTACGGGCCTCGCTTCAGACCTAGCATCGTTTAACAACACAACACCAGAACAAGCTGTGCAGGCCATTGGCGCCGCGTTACGTGGCGAATCTGAACCGTTGCGACAATACGGTGTTTTGCTTAACGACGCCTCGCTAAAAGCGGCTGCGCTCGAGTTAGGAATTTACGACGGGTCAGGCGCGCTAACCGACCAACAAAAAATACTTGCAGCACAAAAGGTTATTTTTGAGCAAACGACCGACGCACAAGGCGATTTTGCTAGAACATCTGACGGTTTAGCAAACAGCCAGCGCACACTTACAGCGCAAATGGAAAACCTACAAGTGTCAATCGGTCAAGCGCTGTTACCAGTAGTTGAGGCAATCTTGCCGCTTGTGCAGTCGTTTGCAGCATGGGCCGCCGACAATCCTGAAGTGTTCTTAGCAATTGCCGGCGCGATTGCAGTCGTTGCCGCTGCGATTGTTGCCACAAACATTGCAATGGCGCTCAACCCGTTTGCGCTAATAGCTGCTGGCGTAGCGCTCCTTGTTGCTGGACTTGTCTTTGCCTACAAAAAGTTTGAGGTATTTAGAACAGGCGTTAACGCTGTGGTTAACGGCATTATTGGTGTGTTTGAAGCCTTTGCAAACAGCTGGATTAAAGTTATTAACGTCATCATTAAGGGATATAACGCGTTGCCTTTATTGCCCGATATTGGCTACATCAACGAAATATCACTTGGCCGTGTTGGTGGACAAACAAGCAACCCGTCGCGCACGATGGACATCCCTCGAATGGCCGAAGGTGGCATTGTGTCATCACCAACGTTGGCGCTGATTGGTGAAGCAGGCCCAGAGGCAGTTGTGCCGTTAGATCGCATGCAAAACGGTGGCGGTATTACTATCAACGTGACTGGCGGACTCTCGACTAGCGCCGAGATCGGTGAAAGCGTCGTTAACGCATTGCGCGCCTACTCGCGTTCCGCTGGGCCGTTGCAATTACAGGTGGCCTAATGCCAGGCGTAGCGGTTGTTAATTCTGGCAACTATGACCTGCAAATCGCCACAGGGTTTGTGCAGGATGCGTTTATTCTTGATGACGCTGTAAAGGGCGTATTAGACAACACCACATATGTGCTTGACGGCACGACAGAGTTTGCCGATGTCATGGACTCCGTCACCAACGTGATGGTGCGGCGCGGTCGTCGTGATGTGGGCGACCAGTTCAGCGCCGGCACAATGACATTCACCATTCAAGACGTGGACGGCATCTTCAACCCGTTTGACCAAAACAGCCCGTACTACGACACCCCACAGTCAAAGCCTGGGCTTGCACCATTGCGCGAAGTAAAACTAATCCGCTACGACGACCTAGACGTGCCCGAATCCTTGTTTAGTGGTTATGTCGTCAACTACGACTACAACTTCGCGCTCGGCGGTTTAGACACCGTGACCGTGTATTGCGCTGACCAGTTCTACCTACTGGCACAAACATTCCTAGACGAACTAAACGTCGTAGCCGAGACATCTGGCGAACGCATAGAAACCGTGCTTGACCTGCCCGAGGTTGATTTCCCTATTGCCTCTCGAGACATCGCTACAGGCACCGTCAACCTTGGCCACGCCGCTGCGTACACCGTGCCGGCAGGAACAAACGTGCTGCAGTACATCACACAAATCAACGAGACTGCCGAGTTTGGACGTGTGTTTATGTCCAGGGCTGGGGTGTTCACATTCCAAGACCGCATAGGCAATACGCTTAGCGCGCCATTAGCCGATTTCCATGACGACGGCACAGAATATAAATACGATGGCGTGGGCATCAGTTTTGAAGCGGATTCCGTAATTAACAGATCAGTCGTTACAGGCTTGGACGGCGATAGTTACACCGCAACCGACCTAGCCTCGATTGCCACATATTTTATTCAGACCTCAAGCATTACCAACAGCCTGCTCCACGACGCTGGCGAGATTCAGACCGCCGCCGAATACCTGCTCAACCCAGAACCCGAACCGCGTTACACGTCTGTGGCAACCAAGTTTCTGATGCTGACCACAGCCCAAAAAGACACCCTGGCAACGGTGGATATTGGTGACACGATCAGCGTAGAAAAGACCTTTGCTAGCGGTACCGGCACGACCCAATTGGCCCAAGAGTTAAGCGTGGAAGGCATCGAGCATTATTTGGACTTCAGCACAGGCCACCGAGTGCTGTACTCGACTGCGCCGACCACGATTGTGTTTGAGTTGATATTGGACGATGCGATATATGGCGTACTTGATGCGCTAAATGCCTTAGGATAGGGGGCACTATGGCACTACCAGTCACGTTCGTTGCAGGCGATGTTCTTGAGGCCGCGCAACTTAATTCTAATTTTACATACCTAGACGGGAACGCTTCGGGGCTTGTTCCTATTGTTCCTACTTCAGTTGCCGTAGGTGGCGGCGCAGCGACTTTTTCTAGTACGACTGGAAAAATCACGGCAACTGCAGCGACCGCAAGTCTGAGCGCAAATGGAGTGTTTAGTTCCAATTATCAAAATTATTTAATCCAAGTAATGCTCACAGGTATGCCAACAGATGTGAATATGCGTTTTCGTGTAGCAGGAACAGATAACAGCGCAAACAATTACTCAAACGTTTTAGCAAAAGCGGAAAGCGGAACTGGCACGCTTATCGTGGCTGTTGCTAACGAAGGTTTTAGTAACATTCCATCAGTCGCACGAACAAGCGCGAGCAGTTATATGTCGTTTTCTAATATACAAGTATCCAATGCGTTTTCTAGCGCCGACGAAACTGCAGTAATGATTGACCTAATGCAATTAGGAAACTCAACACCGTTAGCAATTAGGTGGTTTGGTGGCGCGAACTTGAATGTAACGACAAGTTATGACGGTTTTAGTTTGATAATTGCAAGCGGTTCTATGACTGGAAATGTGCAGGTGTTTGGATATGTCTGAAATTAACGCAGAAGTAATTGCACCCGACCCAGTTCAGGTCGCTAAAGACGCCAAAGAATATGCCAGCCGCATAAAAGCAGAAGCAAAAGCCGAAGCAGATCGCAAAGCAACAAAAGAAGCCGTCTTAGCCAAACTTGGACTTACTGCCGACGAAGTAGCCGCGTTATTGTCGTAATGCGATGGATACTCAAGTAGTGGTGGCTCTTGTCGGTGGTGGCTTCGCTGTGTTGGTTGCACTCATTAGCAAAATCGGCCACGACAACAAAAAAGACCACGGCATCGTCCACCAATCCTTGGGTCGAATAGAACAGAAAATTGACGGACATA